GGTTGGCACGGGCGTAGGGTTCCCTATTGGTAGGGCCGCTGGTTCCCTTTTCCACTTCGAAAGGGCGAGCGCAGGACACTCTACCCCGGAAGCATATTCGATACGAAAAATCCCGGCGTCGCCTATCAAGACGCTTTCCATATGATCGCGGCGGCCAGACCGGTGAAATCTGGCCGCCGCTTAATCACCGACCTGTAGGAGGGGCCGATGACCAATATTGCAGATACACCTTTCTGGATGCCTCGGAAAGAGAATTCTTCATGGATGGAACGAATATGAGTGCGGAACCTCCGAGTCCAGATATTTGGACGGCCATCCTAGACGCGCTGGGCGCGCATGGGTTTGTTACGGCTATCGGGGCGTTCGCTTTAGGCGCTGTTGGTAAAGCCGTTAGCGATTATTATCGGAGCCGCGTGTCCCTAAGCGGGATGGTCGATGAGCGAATCAAGCTCATCATTGAGAGTTACGAGAAGCGAATCAGCGAACTGGTCGACGAGGTTTCAAAGTTGGAGCAAAAAATCGACCGGTTGGAATCAAACATCCGCAGTTGCCAAGCCGACCATTGCCCGCTTTGGGGCCAACGCATTTCTTAAAGGGATTTTGAATGGCGATAGACCAAGAGACTGCGATGCGCGACATCGCCGCCATAGAGAAAGCTTTGCGCGCCGGGCACACCGCACGCGGGCAGAGACCGAAGGGCGGCAAGTTTGGAGCTATCGCTGTTGCGGCTCTTGATCTGGGAATCCCTTATAAGACGCTGGACGATCGCGTCCGGCCGAATGGCCTATACGAGCGCCTCGGGCTCGCGGTTGACTGGGACCTAGCCCCGTCAAGCAGCGACGGGGGCGTCGCCGCACGCAGTCGCCCGCAGCCGCCCGTAGCCGCCCCAGACGCCGACTATTTTATTCTCACGGCGGCCCAGAACGACACCCAAGTCAATCTCCAATTCCTCGACAATCTCCGGACTTACGCCGCGCACCTCGGAGGCGCGCGCATCCTCTGCGGCAAGTTCAGCTACCAGACGGACGTCGCGAGCGAGCGCGCCCGCACCGAGGACAAGAAGGGCAAGCGCGAATACAAATGGGATCCGGAGCTTCATGAGTACCTGACGACCGAGCGGACGCCCATAGGCAGCCTTCTCTTCTGCGCGGAGATGAACACCCTTCCAACAGCGAATCGGCCGCTGTCTGGCCTCCACACCTACGGCCAGGGGCGGACCGCGATCTTCCCGCACGCCAAAGTGGCGCTGGAGACCGTGCCGCTCGCGCACGGCGACTTCCCTCCGATCGTGCTCACGACGGGCTGCTGCACCGTTCCGAATTACACGGACACGAAGGCCGGCCATAAAGGAGAGTTCCATCATATCTTCGGCGCCGTGCTTGTGGAAGTTGCGGCCGATGGGTTCACCGCCTTTAGGCATATCATTGCCCACAACGACGGATCGTTCCAAGACCTCGATGTCATCCTCGACGCCAACGGTGCGCTGACGACCGGAAACCGCGTCGAGGCCCTCACCTACGGGGACATCCATTCCCCCTTCCTGGATCCGCTCTGCGCCCGCGCAAATTGGGGTTTCGATGTGGAGTCGTGGGGTCGTGACGGCCTAGGGCTCGTCGACAGCTTGCGGCCTCGCTATCAGTTTTTCCACGATCTCATCGACCACGCCGCAATTTCACATCACGAGGAGAAAAACACCCTCGCGCGCTTCAAACGCTATTTGAACGATGAATACCTTGTCCAAAAAGAGATCGATCAGGGTGCGGCGTTCCTGCGCGGAACAACGCGGGACTTCGCGCAGAGCGTCGTCGTCAAATCGAATCACGACCGCTGGTTGAGTAAATGGTTGGACCGGTGCGACCATCGGAAGGACCGTCCAAACGCGCTCGCCTATCTGCGCCTCGAATACGCGCGCCACAAAGCGGTGGCCGAAGGCGACGCTGATTTTGACGTGATCCATTACGCTCTCCGCAACACGCCGTCCGGGCATTTAAATGATGTCGTGATGCTGCGTGAGGGACAGGGATTCCAAATCTGTCAGGATACCGGCGGCATCGAGTGCGGCGATCATTTCGATCTCGGCCCAAATGGCGCGAAGGGCACGCCGACGGCCTTGGCGCGCGTGTCGGGAAAGGCCAACGGTGGCGACAAGCACACGGCCCAGATTATGGACGGACTCTATATTGCTGGCGTCTCCTGTCTGCTTCGTAGAGGCTACAATCTAGCAGGCCCCAGCTCCTGGCGCCACGCGAACATTGTGACCTATGGGAATGGGAAGCGCAGCCTGATTTTCCTCGAAAACGGCCGATATCGCGCGTAGGCGCTTGCGTTATTTTTGATCCTGGGATACCTTCCTAGACCGCATCATCTATTAGGGAAGGAACCTCCATTGGGATCAGTCACGCAGGACCTCGCGATTAAAAAAGCTCGTACCGAAGCCTACAATGGCCCTTCTATCGTCTCCTTTGTTGGCGAAATCGGCTCGGGGAAATCCACGGCCGCGAAGTATCTCGTCGAGCATTGGGGCTTCACTTATCTGCGATTCGCCGGCCCTCTCAAGGATATGCTCTACGCGCTCGGTCTATCCAAGGACCAGGTGGATGGCAATCTCAAGGAGGTTCCATGCGACGCATTGCTAGGCAAGACGCCACGGTGGGCCATGCAGTCCCTGGGTACCGAGTGGGGCCGCGACTGCATCGGTAACGGCTTCTGGATGGGCCTTTGGAAGCAGCGCGCCAAGAAGATCGTCGATAGCGGCCGCTGCGTCGTCGTCGACGATTGCCGTTTCGAAAACGAGCATTACGCTATTCAAGACCTCGGCGGCGTTCAGATCAGAATCCTAAGAGACCCTCTCGTCGGTGCCGAGCGGTCTCCGCATGTCTCGGAGGCGTTCCGCGTACCGTCCGACCTCCAAATTCCTAACATCGATACCGTCGACTTCCTCTACGAGAATATCGATCAAGTGCTGGGCATCTTCGGCGCCCGCTAACCCACCTTCCATATCCTCCGACCTACAAGGAAACACAATAAGTGTCCGGGACTAGTATTGCGCCACGTTCTACCTCAAGCTTTGCATTTCGTAACCCGATCGCCGAGACGGTTTTCAATCAAAAATATCGGCACGAAGGGGCCGAGACGTGGCCCGAATTGTGCCGGACCTTGGTCGAGGACGTCTGCCGCACGGAGATGCCGCAAGACGATAAGGACCAGCTCGTCCAATACATGACGGATATGAAGGCGCTCGCCGGCGGCCGCTACCTCTATTACGCGGGCCGTCCCGCGCGCTTCTGGAACAACTGCTATTTGTTTAAGTCCCTCGAAGATACGCGCCAGGATTGGGCCGACACGTCCTGGAAGGTCGAGAGCGCCCTGATGACCGGTGGCGGGATCGGCAATGATTATTCGGTCTACCGGCCGCGCGGAGCCCGTCTAGGGCGCACCGGCGGCGCCGCGTCCGGGCCGCTCCCCAAGATGGAAATGATCAACGAGATCGGGCGCCGCGTCATGCAGGGCGGATCGCGCCGCTCGGCGATCTATGCCTCGCTGAATTGGCAGCATGGGGACATTCACGACTTCATCACCATCAAGGACTGGCACAAGATCAAGGTTCCGGGAACAAATCTGTCCGTCGCGGACCTCAAAAACCTCGACTTCAACTGGCACGCGCCGCTCGATATGACGAATATCAGCGTCAACTATGACACCGCCTGGCTCGAAACGTACCGGGCGACCGGTAAGGTGGGCAGCGTCTACATTGAGAACGTGCGCCAGGCGCTGCGCACCGCCGAGCCCGGCCTGTCTTTCAACTTCTACGAGCAAGAATACGAGACGCTCCGTAACGCTTGCTGCGAGGTCACATCCGAAGATGATAGCGACGTCTGCAACCTTGGGTCTATCAACCTCGGCCGGATCGAGAACCTGCGCGAGCTGCGCGATGTCGTCCGGCTCATGTCCCAATTCCTGCTCTGCGGGACGCTGCGCGCCGATCTCCCCTTCGAGAAGGTCTACAAGACCCGCGAGAAGAACCGGCGCCTCGGCCTCGGCCTCATGGGCGTCCACGAATGGCTGTTGAAGCGCCGTTACAAATATTTCGTGAATGAAACCTTCCGGGAATGGCTCGAAGTGTGGCGCGACGAGAGCGACCATGCCTCGGACGCCTTAGCAGACAAACTCGGGATCAGCCGGCCGATCGCCAAGCGCGCCATTGCGCCGACCGGCACCATTGGCATGATCGCCGGCACGACGACCGGCATCGAGCCCCTATTTGCCGTGGCCTACAAGCGGCGGTATCTCAAGGGCACGGATTGGCACTACCAGTATGTCGTCGATTCGACCGCCCAGGAGATCATCGATCAAACCGGGTGTGATCCGGACTCGATCGATTCCGCGATCGACCTGGCCGCAGATCCAGAGCGCCGGATCGCCTTCCAGGCCGACGTGCAGGATTATGTCGACCAGGCCATCTCATCGACGATTAACCTGCCCCCGTGGGGATCCGAATTGAACAATGAGGATCACGTCCTCCCGTTCGCCCAGACGCTGGCGAAGTACGCGCATAGGTTGCGAGGCTTCACTTGTTACCCGGATGGGTCGCGGGGCGGCCAGCCGCTGACGACGATGCGCTATTCGGACGTCAAGGACCATCTCGGGGAGGAATTCACCGAGGCCGTCCAGACGCACGACATCTGCGAGATCAGCGGCAGAGGGGGAACGTGCGGCGGCTAGACGGCGCGTCTAGTAAGTGGTATAGATTGGTTGTTCGGGTGGCGGGGAAAGCCGGAGTAGGCTTAAAAGCGCCAATATCCCTTATGGGTAGACCTGGAAGCGCGGCGATAGCTCCGTCAGTAGGCTGCCACCCGTTCTTGCTCGCCAAGGAGTCTTCCGTGACTGACGAAACCGCCGCTGAACCACAAGAAGACTATGTCGAGCTAACTCCGGAGGAATCCAAAGAATACAAAGGCCCCGCCCACACATCCCATAGAAATTATGCAGTTGATGTCGACGACAAGGCCGCAAACATGGTCCTTGTTTTCACAGGACTATTGCAGACGGTGGATGAGTTGAAGCGGGAAGAAACGCGAGCGGTAGGGCTTGAAATGCTCCGCACGATCGCGACTGAAACTAAATCGGTGAAGCTAAAGGTTGTGGAGGGCGGGAAAGCCGGCCTCCGCTAGACAAGCTACCTATTACCCAAAAGTCATTTTTGTAGGAAGGAATTTATTCTATGTCATTAAGAACCATTGCACTGAGCCCTCCCAGCCCCTTCTCATCTGATCCTATCGGCGACGCGACGATCGCCCTGGCGCAGGTCGCTCCAGGCGTAACCCCCAAGTTCGTCTACTGGAATGACCCACAAGTTTCCAGCGGTGTCGGAACCGGCCTCTGGCAGTTCAAAGGCTCTGCATATTATCTCATGCCCGGAACCACCGAGCCGATTCTCTTCACGATTGGGTGTAGTGGCATCGCAGCAACCAGTGTCGGAGGTCCGAAATTTGCGGCCGCGCCGAATTTCACCGGTATACCAGACTCTCAAGGTCCGATCTTCCCAGTTAGTCCGGCAGGCGGACGTCAACCCCCAGGTGGGCCAGTCACTGTTATTACGTTATCTG